CCCGGCAATGCTGCCGATGTTGTCACCCATACCTGAACTTGCTATTGCATCGCTGAACCCTGATGTGTAGTCATCTACATTTGGTATGTCCGTACTGCCAAACAGGTCTGACAGGCTGAAATTGCTGACTGCATCCGCAACACCGTCGCCCCAAGCAGCACCCGCATTGAGCGCATCAGAATCCCAACCATCCTGAAACGCATCAAACGTGTTGAACCCGTCATTGAACGCATCGGAAATTGACTTGTAATCTTCCTTGTTCCAGGCTGCTTCTGCTGCCTTGGCTGCATAGTCATCTGCTGCCGATGTGATGCCGGAATAATCAAATTCGACAAAGGGCAGCTTGTTCAGGGCTTCACAAATCCCCACTATAACCGATAGTGCAGTTGAAAGAAGGTCGTAAAACCATGACTGGATTGAGCATATTGCGTTGTGAAAAGCGGTCATCATGTTACTTGCCAATGCTACGGTTGCATTTCCGATACCCAGTGCAATATTTGCCGCGGTTAAGCCCAAATTCTTGAAGAACTGAATTGCAACATTTATACCGCCAGTAATGACCCCGAACCCCGAGTTAGCCACACCCGTAAAATGCGCCACTGCCGCACATGCCGCGTAAATAACTGCCACAAGGGCAATGACCGCCAGGACAATCCAGGTTACCGGGCAAGCGTACATTGCAGCGTTAAGACCGTTCTGCGCTGCAATCCCCGCCGCTGTTGCTGCTGTCAATGTTCCGGTTGCTGCCGCATGAATCATTTGGGCTATTGCCATAGCAACATGAATACCGTTACTTATCAGATTTATAGCATTTACTGCCATCTGCCACCCATAATATACCGCCAAAGCCCCTATAATCCCATAAATGATAGGACTGATCCAACCCCAGTTATCAATGACAACTTGTGCAAAGTTGATAGCACCTTCCATCAACCAGGACATAAAGCCAAGCATATATTCAAGACCTATGGTAATATTGTCAAGAACGGTCTGGATTGTCCCCCAGTTCTCCGTTATGGCATCCACGAACAAAAGCACATAAGGGTAAAGCTGCCTGCCTATGACCTCTTTCATGTCACCCCAGGCATTTGTCATTTGAATAATCTTTCCTTCGGGGGTGTTGCTCATGCTTTCATACAGCCCCGCCCACGCTTCATCAATAACCTGCGTGATCGCCGCTGCCGCCTGCATATCAGAGGACATATCAACGTATTCTTCACCCAAGGCAGCAACGATCTGTTCTCGTGTGGCTTCCCCTTCAATGATTGCCTTTTGTGCGTCTGTGAACTCAAAGCCCTTCTTTGTCATGGCATCATACGAACCAGACATGATTTTTCCTAAATTCGTGGCATAATCCACCATTCCGGTAGAATCAATTTCACCACCGCCAGTCATACCCATGGCATAATTTGATAAGGTATCCATCATCATTTCAATGGCATCTGTATCGGTGAAGTAGGTGGAAAATTCCGCTGCGGCTGCAATCATAGCTTCATCACCATAAATGCCCCGGCTTTGGATTTCTGCAGCTTTATTGGTTATTTGATCGAAGGCTGCGGTTAAAGCCCTTGATTCAGCGGTGACGGGAACAAGCACTTCATTAACCTCGTTTTGAATGGCGTCAATATCATTGATCGCCCCCGTGGTGTCCGCTGTGGTATTAAATTCAAACCGTGCCACATAATCAGCATCAAGCATATTTGCAAGTACACTGATAAGTTGCGTTTCTGCGTTAAGCTGCGTGTTAAATGCCGCCGTGCAATCGTCAATCCAGTCCTTTGCCTTTTTAAGCCCAGCCATCCCGGCAAAAGCCCCGACTGCCCCGGCAATCATATTTTTCAGGTCTGCCGCACTGTCTGTACTTTCTTCAATCTCCCTTCTGAACCGCCCTTGCTCATCCACGTTATCCCGGATGTGCCTTTCAGTCCCGCCGATAATCTGCGACAACCGAAGGTAGGCTTCATTTGCTGCCTGAACATCCATATCTTCAACAGCACGGTTCATCAATTCTTGTTCCTGCACTGCCTGATTGAGCTGCGCTCTTAACTGTTCCAGTTCAGCATTTGCCGTGTCAGTCCCCATATTCAGGGGATTGCTTTCTATTGCCTGAATCCTTTCCTGAATAGCTTGTAACCGGCTTTGCATCCCGTTCATGTCAGTTACCATGTCAGGCGGAAATATATTGGTCCGCGCCGCCCTTACAGCGATTTCCGCTTGTGTCTGGTTCAAAGTGTTCAACACATTGTTCGCACTCTGAACTTCCATTTCAAAACGCTCTGCGCCGCTGTTGGTGAACACATCCAGATTATCGGATTGCCACACAACGGGAACTTCTACCGGGGCGGGCTGATCCACCAGCGGATCAGTGGGCGGGGAAGGTTCAACGGGGAGAATGACGGGGACGGGGTTCACTCCGGCATCAGGGGCTTCCACATTCTGCATAGCCGCATCCAGTTCTTGCGCCGCAAGTGTCGCCTGAGTAAGCTGATCCCGTATTCCCTGAATTGCCGCCGTGTCAATCGGCTCATTCATCACTGACTGCATCTGTTCCATTGTGGAAACGGACATATTCACCGCATTTATGACATTCATCAGAATGTTGGTAAAATTATCCTGCAATTCAATAGATGATCTTATGCTCCCCATGGTATCACCTTCCTTTCTTCCCCTTTTTCGCCTTGCGCTTCATTTCCTTTTCTTTTTCCTTGTCGTTCTTCATCTTCACCTTAATTGCTGCTACAACAAATGCTTTTTCCTGTTCGTCCAGATCAAGAAAGACAGAAGGAAGAATGTGTAATTTCAGAAGGGCAAAGTAAGCGAAATTCGCTTCCCAATCCCCTTCTTCTATTAGTTTTTTGCTTCATCCACCTTATCATGGAACGACACGTTGAACCCCTGAAATTTCTGGACGAAAGAAAGAAGTTCATTGTATTCGCCCGGATCGTCAACCATAGCAAGGAGAAGTTCTTCCGGGGTTGTCACACTATAGGAATCCTGCAATTCCTTGTCATACAGATCGGGCATGACAACAGAAGCGGCAACCAGCTTCTGCATATACTTGCTGGACTGCACTTTCGGACGGAACATATTGGGTTTCCCAGTGACCGGGACTTCAATGGTGCAATCGTCCCGCAACCCGTCATTTTCCTTTGAAGTGATGTGCCGGAACTCCCACTCAAGGGGCTTCCCGTCCTCATCACAAAGCGATCTGGTGGGCGCATAAAAGCCGTTCTCTTTTACGGTCTTGTTAGACTTCATAAATTGGGCAAATCTTGACATTTTCACATTCTCCTTTATTTAATTTATCGTTGATACTGAAAAACCCCTCATATGGACTTATATGAAAGCCACATTAGGGTTTTAAGGCTGCTTAATTGGTAAGAAAACCTTCCAAGTCCTTGAACGATTCCGGCATCTTGAAATCTTCAAAAGTGAAGTCCATATCTTCATCCAGATATTCCCCGTCAGCGTCAAACTTTGCCAGAATCCCGCCGTCAATGTTGCAATCCATCAGGATCATCGTCTGCCGCCCTGCTGCGGAAGTCTTATCCTCGTTGGAAATCTGGATTTCAAAATAAATGTCTTCCCCGGTGTCTTTGTACTGGATCATCATCTGCCGGAAGATGGATGTGTTGTAATGGAAGGTTGCCGAACCCGTACCCTTCCACCCGGAAGCCTTGTTTCCTTTTCCGGTCTTTCCCAGAATGGGGACTTCTGTTTTATTTTTCTCAAACTTTGCTTCAAGGTTGATCGCCTGCATAAAATTATAGCGACGTGTTCCAATCGTGATGAAGCATTCTGCCAAAGCCGCAAATACGGTATCTTTGGCTTTCATTACCACGTTACCATTCATTCTCTTTCACCCCTTTCTTATGCCACCGTGACAGTCATATATAATTTGCCCATAGCGTTCACTACAGTTACAAGGTCAGTCACAACCACAGATTTCTTCGTGTCACCCTGGTCCACCTTCACATCCGCATCAGAGAAATACTCAATCGCCCGGATGTCCTGAAGCTGCTCATGGTGCTTGACAATATCAGACCAAAGGGAAATTCTTCCCGGCGCATCATTCGGAACAACACCAAGGTACTTTGTATTAAAAAGCACCGCAATATCATTCCCGATCTGATCAATCACCCGGATCGTCTGATTATCCTTGAAAATATCCCCCATCGTGTCGGAAGTTGTAACCATGGTGTTAATATCTTCCAGCACCCGCACATCCGCACCTACTTTGTGGAACGTGAACATACCCGCCTTGATCGCCGCTTTAAGCTGGTTCTGCGTATGCGGGGTTTCAACGGTAAAATCCCCGTCATATTTCCGGTTCTGGATGCTCTTATTGACCGCACATCCAGCAGAAGCCCCCGTCACCCAGTACACAAGGCTTGCTTCACTCCATCCTTCATCAAGGGGCTTGTTGTTCACGCTGATAACCCCCATAAAGTCAGCTTTCGCGTAATCGTAAAGGACAAGCTGGAACTTTACGCCCATTTCATCACGCAACCGCTTGTTGTAAGCAGCATACAGTGATTTTGTGGTATCGTCCGTCACAACTACCCCCATAGTGTTGAAGGTGAAGGATTCAGCCTTGTCAAGATACGCCTGATGAGCCGCGCCGCTTACCTCCCCGTTCTCACCCCCTGTCATGGGAATCGCTGCCGCCGCCTCCAGAGTGATCCCGGACTTCCATTTCAGAAATTTATTGTTTTCCAAGCTGCCAGCGTCAGCAACCGTCTGTTCGTCAACAACATCCGTCCCTAAGATAGTTTTCACATCAAAGAGGGATTCATCATCAGCGTTCACCTGAACTGCAACTTTCAGATCATTTCCACGCACGCCGGAATAAAGCGCTTCCGCAAGGGAATTACTCGCTTTCTTGCCCCCGCCGTTTAGTCGATATCCATAAAAGGTCTGCGTATTCAGGAACAAATCACGCAAACCTTTCAGCTTGTCATTGGTATACTCATACCCGAAAATATCCAGACTGTTCTTCTGGAAATCCCCGTTCGTTACTTCAAAGATTTCCCCTTCCTTCCCCCAGTCCAGTTCAAGGGGCATGGTTGCGATCCCCCTTTCCGAAAGGGTTGCCGTGGCTGCGGACTTTGAAACGAAATTGATATAGGCACCCGGTAATTCCTTATTCTGCACTAAAAAAGTGCCGCCACCTAAAGCCATTCTTATTTCACCCTACCTTTCATATAGTTTTCAATCTTTTCCTCCACGGCTTTCACCGTGTACAGTTCCCCGTCAACAAGAAGAGCCTCCAAAATATCCCTTCTCTCCCGGAAGCGTTCAGAAGCGGCTAACTGTTCTTTTGAAAATTTATTTTCAGCTTCTCCAATGTCTGCCGCTACCGCTTCCGAAGCTTTCTTTTTTCCTGCCAATTCCATCACCTATCCTTTCACATGGGTTTCAGAAGAAACTTCCTCCATCACCGGGACGGATTCAGCCACCTTATAAACAAACAGATCATAATTCACAAAAAAGTGAAGAATATCGTCAGTTACTTCATACTTCATTTTCGTACCCATCACCAGATCACCCCCCACATCCAGATATTCCAGACAAGAAAAAAGCCGCTCAGCAACGGCATAACATTCCTGCTTCCCGCGGAACTTGTCTTCCGGGAAATACTGGATGCAAAATTGATTCTGCCTGAAGTAGCGCTTCGAGAAAAACAGTTCTTCCGTTGGGTTAAGACACTGGATAAAAAAACAAGGCTCTGTGAGGCCCTGCCTTTTCGCTTCCCTATGGGTTTTGTACTCATCACCAAATTCAGCATTAAGCGCAATGCTGATTGATTCAATTATGGAATTTATCATTTCATGCACCCCGCTAAATACTTTTTGATTTTGGATTCAAGCACCTTTGGTGCAATCGCCTGAATTTCCTGCTCCGAAATCGTAAGCATAAAATGCCCCGGAACCCATCCTTTGTGATCTGCTGCCCTATGTCCAAATTCCACATAAGACGCATATTCAACCGGGTTCACAATTTCAATCACAAGGAAGCCCCCGTAATGATTTATTTTCAGGCTGTCAACATAGCCTTTTGCACCGTCGCTGGAATTTGAACTTTGAGAAGTCCATCCCCGGCGAAGTGTACCGCCTTCCTTGCCGTCTGTTTTATTCCCTTTGTGCTGTTTACCTGATGCACAAATATAAGAAGCCCCTGAATAATCTCCTACAGGCGTTCTTTTTATGACTTTGGCAAGCAGCCGGGCAGCTAATTCTTTGGCGCACCCTTCCACAAAGGCATCCACATCCCCGGCTTGAATTTTGTTCAACTGCTTCTGAAGCTTTTTCAAATCCGAAGCACTGAACCTTCCCATCTTCCCCATTAAGACCACCTCTTAAACAGTTCAAGGGTGATTTCCTGATGGGTGGGGTATATTGCGGGTTTTCCACTTGCGGAATATTCCTCTGTTACCCCGTTTTGGGTGACAACAATTTTTGAATTGCTCTCTATCGCAATTTCCGGGGCAAGGAACAATTTCACCCCCTGCGCCTGAACTGCTGTGGTTTCGGTCTGTACAACGCTGTTCAACTTTTCAAAAGACAATTTACAAGGCTGATCTTCAATCACGGCAACTTCTTCTTCACTTGACAGTTTAGTTTTTGCGTCTGTTACTTCCCGATATTCAAAGACAGTACACAAGCCCTCATATGTGGCTTCCTGCGCCCGCCTGGCCGCCTTTCTTGCGGCTTCCATAGCTTTAGCTTTTACCATCTTAACCTCCTATAACACGCAAATTCATCCCGTCCGTCCGTCAGAAGGTAGTTCAGGAAGTTGCTCAACCTCTGTTCAGGTGCCAAACTCGCTTCCCCGGTTGCAAATACCGTATTGGTGTCCCCCTCTTGTATCTGCTTCACCGCAAAATCTAAGTCAAGCCCCGCAATATCATCCGGTGAGAAGGTTTTCTTTGCCGTCAGAAACTCACCGATTGCCATATCAATAGCAATATTCATCAGTCCGTCAGGTATGGACGGTACGTTGCAATCATTTTTTATGGTGTTCGTGGCCTTCTGGATGGAAAAGGTCAAAATGACTTCATCCCCATCCTTCAGGACATAACCAAAAGATTCCAGCCGTTCCTTTACCCGTTCCAGCATAGCATCCCCCTTTCCTACCCACGGGAAATAATGCGGGCAATCGGGATCGCCTTATGGCTGATTGTCTTGTTATCGCCGTTGCTCACCAGCGCCCAGTTCTCACCCTTTTTCAATTCTTCGTCCGTGGGACTGTTGGTTTTCTGCGACGCTTTCAGGTAAGAAATACCCGCTACGCTTACAGCGTTGCGCTTCCGGGAAATAAGGGTGTCTTCCCCGCCCTTTGTCTTTGCGTCGCGCACCATCTCATAGGGGACTTTCGCCCCGACGGGTTCAAAGCCAATCGCACCTTCACCTAAAATATAGGTGGTGTACTTTGTATAGGAATCCTGCGCCTGAACCCCTTCTGAAGCCGGAACTGCCGGAACTACTTCAACGGGCATAGTATCATCAACAATAACCAGCCGCCCGTTCCACGTCCCCATTCCAAGGTCACGTTCGATCCCTTCCGCATCCGTATATTTCAGGTATGCCAGAAGCTTCAGGTTTTCAAGGTTCGTGGCAACAGTGGAGTGACAGATCACAAGGCTGAACTTCTGCTTATTATCGCCACAAGCCTTGCCCCGTCAGAAATATCATAGGTGTGCTTATCGACAAATTCAGCGTTCGCCGTCTTGATCGATCCCTTCCCGGTTGTAGCCATGGCGAAGATACCTTCCAGGATCGCCAGCAAAGTACCCTGATCCACTTCATTCCAGTAGCGGTTGATCTGGTTTCTCACATTCGCCATGAAATCAACACCCCCGGTCACATCATAGGAAAAGTCCGCTTCCGTCCAGCCTTTCATGCGCCCATAGACAAAAACACCTTGTTCAAAAGTGTCAGTCCTTTCAGCAGTC